AATAAATCCACTTGCATTAAACTTTAATATTAAAGAAGGAGTTGTGGACTATGCCTGTAACTAGAATTAAAACGAATCAAATCACTGACTCGGCAGTAACAACGGCTAAGATTGCGGATAACGCGGTCACAGCCGGTAAACTTGCCAACTCAATGGTTTACGGTTCTAATTTAACAATATCTGGTAACTTGACAGTTAATGGAACAACTACTACAGTAGATTCAACGAATACTTCTGTAGCAGATCCTTTAATGGTTTTATCCTCTGGTGCTACTGGCTCAGGAGCGGTTGACGCCGGTCTTGTAACTGAACGTGGTGACGACGCAAACGTGTTTATTGGTTGGGACGAAAGTGCTGATCAGTTTGTTGTTGCTACTACTACAGAAGCTGGAACAACAGCAGGGAATATAACATTATCGGCTTATGCGGCTTTTCAAGCTGGTTCATTGATTGTTGATAATACCACTCTTGACGCTAATGGAATTACTACTAGCTCAGGAGATTTTACAATTAACCCGGCAGGGAATTTAGCATTAGGCAGTAATAGAATTACTGGCGTTGCTGATCCTAGCTCGGCACAAGATGCGGCTACTAAATCCTATGTTGATACTCAACTAGGTTCAAGTACACGTCTTGTTGAAGGAAATACAACAGTAACAGTTGACGACAGTGGTACTGGAGCGGTTTCAATGGAAATCGATTCAACTACAGTTTTCAATGCTACTGCTTCAAACGTTACTTTAGCTTCTGCTTCAGTAACTGATTTAACAAATAACAGAGTCGTTATTGCTGGTGCCTCAGGTGCTATCGAAGACGACGCAAACTTTACTTTCGATGGAACGACTTTAACAGTAGGATCGGCAACTATTGCTCATGCTACTGGTAACACTTCAGTTGGTACTCTTGATGCTTCAGGACAAGCTAACTTCAACGCTACTACAAGCGCAACTAGTACTACTAGTGGTGCTGTTGTTGTAGACGGTGGTATGGGTGTTGCTGAAAACGTTCACATTGGAGGAACAACTACATCAACTGGGCAGTTATCAGTTAACGGAAACTTTACAGCAAGTGCGGCAGGTGTCGTAACTGTTGGAAGTACTTTAGACGTAACTGGTGTAACAAACTTAAACAATACTACTACTTCATCATCAAACACTACTGGTGCTTTAATTGTTGACGGTGGTATGGGTCTAGCTGAGAACTTACACATGGGTGGAGCATTAGATGTTGACGGAGCCGCTACTATTGGTGGTACTACTACATTAAATGGTGCTGTAGTATTAGGTGACGCTTCAGGCGATGCTATTACAGTTAATGGTACTATTGGTTCTGACATCTTAATGTCTCAGTCTGGTGGTTCTAAGCCTCAGTTAAGAATGCTTAACTCAAACGCTGACGGATTTGGAGCAGAAATTATGCTCGAAAAACAATCCGCTTCAGTGGCAGATGGTGATGCTTTAGGTCAAATCACTTTTAAAGGTAAAGACGATGGCGACAACGCTCATAGCTTTGCTCAAATTAAAGGTGTAGCTGTTGACGTATCAGATGGTTCAGAAGATGGCGCTATTGTATTCCAAGCAAACGGTGGTGGAACAGACGTTGAAGTCCTTACATTAGGATATACGGCGGCTGGAGCAATCCAAATGAGAGCTCATACATCTTATACACCAAGTGATAACTCAGATCTTGCTACTAAGAGCTATGCGGATAACGCGGTATCGGCGGCAGGTGATAACATCACTAAACTTAATACAAACGTAACTGTAACTGACACTGGTTCAGATGGAAAGATTACTTTCACAACTGACGGTACAGAAGTTGGTTCATTTGATGGCGCTGTATTTACAGCGGCTGATTTATCTATCACTGGTAGCACGGTTGCTTCTAGTGGTTCAGATGTTACAGTTGGTGATAACTTGATTGTTACTGGTAACTTAACAGTTAACGGTACTACATCAACTACTAACTCAACTACAGTAACTATTGACGATCCAATCTTTACATTGGGTGGTGATTCTGCTCCTGGTAGTGATGACGGTAAAGACAGAGGTATTGAATTTAGATATTATGACGGAAGTGCTAAACTTGGCTTCTTTGGTTATGATAACTCAGCAGATGCTTTTGTTTACTTAACTGGCGTTACTAACACATCAGAAGTAATGGCTGGAACAGCAGGTAACATTATTGTTGGCTCTGTAACTTCAGGTACTTTAACTGACGGTCGTGTTGTAACAGCAGGAACTAACGGTATCTTAGAAGATGGCGCTGGATTCACATATGACGGAACTAACGTAACTACTACTGGACAGTACATTGGTGCTGGTTTAGATATTAGTGGTGCTGGTGACGTTGCTGGAAACTTCTCTGTTGCTACTAACAAATTTGTTGTAACAGCGGCAAGTGGAAACACTCAAGTAGGTGGTACTTTAACATCAACTGGTGTTGTAACAGCAGACGCTACTACATCTTCAACTTCGAACTCTTCAGGTTCATTAGTTGTTAACGGTGGTTTAGGTGTTGCTGAAAACTTACACATGGGTGGCGACTTAGATACTGACGGTACTGGTACATTTGGTGGAACATTAACTGCTTCGGCGGCTTTTGCGGCTAACGGTTCAGTAACTGTTGCTGGTTCACAAACTGTGGACATGGGTGCTAACAGAGTAAGAAATATTGCTACTCCGGCGGCGGCTACAGATGCTACTACTAAAGCATACGTTGATGGGTTAATATCAAGTGGTACTACTAGATTATCAGAAGGTAATACAACTGCTACTGTTTCTGATTCAGGAACAGGAAGTTTTGCTGTTGAAGTAGATTCAACTACTGTATTAACAGCGGCTTCAACTGGTGTTACTTTAACATCTGCTGTAGTTTCTGACTTAACAGACAATAGAATTGTTATTGCTGGTACTTCAGGAGCATTGGAAGATGCGGCTACATTTAGATTCAATGGTACAACTTTTGACATTGGAGCTTCAGGTAGTGAAACTTTCCAAGTAACAGTAGGCTCAGGTAATACTGTAGTAGGCGGTACACTTAACTCAACTGGTAAAATTACAGCGGCGGCTGATCTAGAAGTAGATGGTGCGGCAGTTTTAGCGACAGCTAAAGTTGAAGACCTAACTTCAGGTAGAGTAGTTTATGCTGGTACTGGTGGAGAAATCCAAGATAGTGCTAACTTAACATTTGACGGTACAACTGTAACAACTACAGCTCTAACTGTTGACAATATCTCAGTAGATGGAAATACAATTTCATCTGGATCTGGCAAACTTATAATTGAAGGTGTTGCTGGACAAGAGATTGTTGTTAACGAAGCAAGTGCTGATGTTGATGTTAGAATTGAATCTGACAACGATGCTAACGCTTTATTTGTAGAAGGTTCTACAGGTAACGTTGGTTTAGGTACAGGTACACCAACTACAGGTGCTACGTTACACGTTTCTGCTACTGACTCTATGATTATACCGGTAGGTACAACTGGACAACGTCCGGGATCACCTGCTACAGGTATGTATAGATTCAACACTACAACTGGTACACAAGAGATCTACACTGGTTCTGAATGGAACGCTGGTGCTGACTTTACAGTTATCACAGCTGACACATTTGACGGTGATGGATCTGATACTACATTTACATTAAGCTCACAAGGTACAACTGCTACAACTATTGTTTCTTTAAACGGTGTTGTACAGATTCCTACAACTGCTTATGCTGTAAGTGGAACAACTTTAACATTCACAGAAGCTCCTGCTACTGGTGATAAAATTGATGCTAGAGTATTAACTACTACATCAACTATCACTGAAATGCAAGATGCTGATGCTGATACTAAAGTTAGTGTTGAAGTAACTGCTGACGCTGATGAAATACAATTTACAGCGGCAGGAACATCAATTGCTAAAGTAACAAGTGCTGGTATTTTACCAAACGTTAACTCCAACGGTTCAACAGGTTTTGATTTGGGTGCCTCAAACGCTCAATGGAGAGACTTGTATGTTTCCCAAGGATCATTATACGTTAACGGTAAAGAAGTTATCCAAGATGACTCGGGTACTATTACAATGGGTACTGATGCTAACCAAAACTTAAAAGTAGCGGGTGGTTCAGGCTCAGGTATATTACAACTAGACGGTGGATCAGGTATCCAAATGCTAAGAGCAACTACAATGGGCTCTGGTGTTGGTATCAACGCTCACGCTGATGATTCAGCAACTGGTGTATTATTACCAGATGGTGCTAAAGCGGCAAACGTTACTATTGTTGGCAATAGTGTTAAGAATGATGTTACTAACGAAAACTTAGTACTTGCATCAAACGGTTCTGGAATCATTCAATTGAATGATGACGCTACTTGTACAGGAAACATGATTGTTTCAGGTAACTTAACTGTAAACGGTTCAACAACAACTGTTAGTTCAACTAACACAACTGTTGAAGATCCATTACAAATTTGGGCTACTGGACAAACTGGTACTCCTGCTTTTGACTCAGGTTGGGTTGTAGAGCGTGGATCAAGTGCTAACGTGGGTATGATTTGGGACGAAAGTGCTGATCAATTCGCGGCTATTAACACTTCAGAAGACGGTACAACAGCTGGAAACGTAACTATTTCTTCATATGCTAATATGAGAGTAGATACATTAACTGGTACAGCTACAGCGGCACAATACGCTGACTTGGCTGAGTGTTACGCGGCAGACGCCGAGTATGCTCCAGGTACAATAGTACACTTTGGTGGATCTCATGAAGTTTCACTATGTGATGTTGACGCTTGTAAAACTGTTGCTGGTATTGTTACATCTAACCCAGCTTACTTAATGAACGCTGAAATGGATGCTGAGCATAAATGTTCAGTAGCATTAGTTGGTAGAGTTCCTGCTAAAGTAGTAGGTAAAGTATCAAAAGGTGACATGATGGTAAGTGCTGGTAACGGTGCGGCAAGAGCTGAAGAAGATCCGAAAATGGGCCAAGTAATTGGTAAAGCATTAGAAGACTTCGACGGTGAAGAAGGCATGATTGAAATCGTTGTTGGCAGAATGTAAGCTAAACAATTTTTAATTAGAAAAGGGCGGCTTTATGTCGCCCTTTTTTTATGGTTATACTAAACCAATAAATAGTATTATCAACACAAGGATTGATAATTAATATTATGCTCGGAAACACTTCAAATAACTACGAAGGGCAGTTTTTCATAACATCAGTAAAATACGAAGGTGGAAAGCGCCAAGAAACACGTGAATGGATACCCAGAACAGTATATAATGATACTCATATGGGCTATGCTATATGTATTGGCAATGGCGAAAGTAGAAAAAATTTTAATATTAACTTATTAAAAAACCATAGAGGTGGGTTGCTTGGATCAATGGCCGGCCAAACTTACGGATGTAATGCTTTATATAGAAACTTTAGACCAGATTTTTTAATCGGTTTAGGTAAAGATATATGTGATGAATTGGCCAACAATACAGAATATTATAATAAACCATATGCTGAAGATGGTATTGTATACTCGTCGGCTGAACGTTGCTTAGAAAACCCAGGTAAGTTTCACTTAATACCTCACAATGTAAGAATGAATGCTGGAGCTCTTGCTGTTTATTTGGCCGCATTTGATAATCATAAAAACATATACATGATTGGATATGAAGGTCAACATGGCGGACCAGGATATAATTCTAATATCTATGCTGGAACACCTGGATATGCTCCAAAAGATCATACAGGTAATAGCGAAAAGTGGGAAAGAAATATGTGTAAAATTTTTAGTGCTTACCCAGATATATCGTTTACTATAGTAGATAATAATATTAACGGATATCCAGATGATTACAAATGGTATAAGAATGTAAGGAAAATTGATTACAGAGATTTTGTAAGCGAACTTGACCTAGGATCGTTTAATCATCGCTCCACTGACTAACCAACGTTTTAATTTTTTCATTAATAGAATCTATATTTAAAGTTTGATATAATCCAGGATGTAATGGTTTTGGAAAGTGATCAACATCAACCCAAGCATACCCAACGTGTTCGTGATTTAGATTAGGTATAAATTCGTCTTCAACAATATTAACAAACGTTTCGTATATGAAGTTATTTTTTGTATGTGTAAATTTTTCAATTGGTATACTTTTAATAATATCTGGTAAAGAACCTAATTCTTCTTCTATTTCTCTACACATAGCTTGGTAAACAGTTTCTTTGTATTCTACTTTACCACCAACTAAGGCCCAATTAAATTTATATGTTTTAGTATTTCGAAGTACAAAAAGAAAACGTTTAGTTTTCCTTGACCAAAAGAAACAGCCTACGCCTACTAAAGGACTAGACGCCATTTTCCTGGCTCGTACTCCCCCTCGTAACTTTTTATCCATTTTGATCCGTCCCATTTATATTGAATTCCGGTTTTACTATTAGTTAGATAGTGTGTTTCTGTTTTCATAGCTGAAGCGTCAAACACTACATTCCATTTAATGCCGTCGTACTGTACTACATCGTTCGCTGAGGCTATCAAATCTTCGTTATTAGTGCCCTTCCAAGCATCAGCACCATCTACATTACCCGTAGCACCTATCTCCTTAATAAGGAGGTATCTTTGCCCTGTTAAAGGCGCCACTAGTCCTGAGTTTGGTCCATTCTTTTGAGGATCAACAATAGCATCTAAGGCAGGCAGAGAGTTAGTAGGAATAGTATCAGCATCTATTGTAAACAATAGTATACTGTCATCTGTAGGATGATGTGCTACAGTACCAATTATTTCAGTACCTTCAACACTTGTAGAAAAACGTAACTGACTAGTACCATTAGCAAGTGTGGCTTGTCCTGCACCTATTAATTGTCCAAAATTATTGACAACAGTTTTCCATGTAGGTACTTTTTGTACTTTAGGTTTACTTACAACTTCAGTGAGTGCTACATTACCACCAGTTTCTACTGTGGCATCTGCCGCATCGATTAATTGTGCTTGACCATTTAATAGTATTACTCCGTATTGGTCTGGAGTCATATGAACACGGTCGCCGTATAATAATCCCATATCAAGGTCTTTAAGTGTTCCTGAATTATCATGTATTCCTGATAATATAGATCTTACAACACCTAATTTTTTAACTTTAGCAGGTAAACTTAACCATATAGGCATACTAAAATTAAGTGTAGCAATATCTATTTGATCTTCTGTACCTGATGGTATACTTCTACTTGTAAATGATTGGCCAGTAAGTTCAACATAACTTAAACTAGTCCAATCAATGTAATTATCTGTACTTTGTATTTCCATATCTGGATTAAACAAAGTTAAAATTTGTTCTAGTAATTGTAATTTTGTTTCTGTGTTAGAAGTCCATATATCAACGTTCATGTTTAATCTGTAAGGTGTAGGCATTTGACGTTCTACTGTGTATGCTTGTCCTTGTTGTTGAGTATATTCTCCTGTATTTTGATCTACACCTCTAGTACGAACTTGTAACTTATCAATGTGACTTGGTTGTTGCATTCTATCTCTGTCATATTGTAAATCTGAAATATAACAAGTCATAAGAGGAACTGTAGGTATTCCGTTTTCACTATTATGTTTCATAATAGCAGATGCTTGTCTACTAGCATCACCATAACGTACAGGTACTTGATAAAGTGTTACGTTTCCGTCCCTATCTTTACCATATTCGACTTGATAATGAGAAAACATTCTAACAAATTGTAAAATAAATCTGCGAATTTGCTCATCATAGAAAAAAGTTTTCATTATTGATTTCCTTTTACTACATTAATAAGGTCTTGTACTGTTTTTATGTTGTTGCCTTTTTCATCTGAAATTTTTACATCTAAAGTTTCTTCGACTTTTATTATTAATTCAAGAGTGTCAAATTCATCAGCACCTAAATCATCTACAAGATGTGATTCTGGTTTAACATCGTCTACTTCTAAATAGTCAGAAACTATTTTTATTACGCTTTCCATTATTAATCTTCCTCCGGTTCAAGTGCTTTACTTAATCCAGTTCTACCTGACTGTGATTTTCCTTTATTATCAGCATACGTTCCTTTGTAGTTGATAAATGAATCTCTTTGTGAATCACCAGTTCCGTCAAGTTTAGTTCTAACAGCATCTTCAACTTTAACCCAACGTACACCGTCATATCTAAATAATCTATTAGGCATATAGTCAAGTCTTAGTACATAAGCACCCTCTCTAGGATCAGTTGGAAACTGTATAGCAGGCGTAACTGGAAAACCATTTGGCGCTAATCCATCACCTGTTAAGTAGCCACCGGTCCAACCACTACCTCGAGGAGTTATTAATGTTTCGTCTGCTCCTGTTTTAGTTGAACTTGCTTTAGCATTACTATCATCAGCTGATTTACCTTTTGGATTTGCCGGTGTTCCATCTTTGTTAGTAGGCACAACATAATATTTTGCTGTATCGTAACCTGATTTAGGAACATATGATTCGGCTTGTTGTATAATTGCCTGATTAACTTCTAATTCTTTTTTATATGTAGATAGTAAACTTTTTAAGCTATTACTGTCATCTTTAGAACCAAGTATGTCTCTATATTCTTGTCCGTCAACCATTGGAGTAGCTTTAACTCTCCATAAGTGTGGATACCAAGTTGGACTAAATCCTTCTGCTGACCTAGCCGCATCTTGTACAACGTAGTACCTAGCTAGTGAACCACTTAATGATTCGTCTAGTGGATGAAAGTCTTTTAAATGTGGTAATTCTAAAACGTCACCACTCATTAATTTTCTTCCTAACGTATCTATCATATCGTTCATATGGAAGTTAATAAAGAGTGTGTCGTTAGCTAAAAATAAACCAAATTGTGTTAAATCAAAATCAATATCTTGTACATTGTAGATACCTCTTAACTGATATACACTTTGATCATACTTTCTATCTCTATTTTCTAAAAATAGTAAGTCTTGTATACGGTTTTCAGTAATAGTGTCATACTTAGGTTGAGTAGCGTCACCGCCTGATTGCTCAAATGTACCTAAATACTTGTGAATGTTTACACCGGTTCCTCCGATAGTAAACATTTCTCTAATTCTATTGTCATGAAAACTATAATCAAAGGTTCTTTGAGGTTTCCATAGTGAGATTCTTGGCATATTTTTTCCTATTCTACGATACTATTATTTATCGGTTGACAAATTTCCTTGTGATGTTATACTCATACAATAATAAGTGTGTTTTGCCATAAATCACACAAAATTTTAAAACCTTTATATATAAGCAATACAAAGGAGAACAAACTTGGGATTAACAGCAATAAACGGGCAAAGAAAGAGAAAAGCCAAAAGAGCAGTTAGCAGACGTACATCTGATAAGTCATTAGAGCCTAAATGGGACGGGTGGGAAGATCTAACAGGCGAGCAGTATCACCGTAAACGTACATGGAGTCACGAATGGTACTACAGAGAGTTTAAGTCTTCTGATCTTTATCCATTTGCTTTTGTTTGGATGGAAAAGAACGGCTATTCTAAAGATGACATTAAGGCCGCCAAGGCCGCAGATCACTTTATTATTAGTTCCACCGCGGCAATATTGTGTCGTATGTTAGTTCAAGGTATGCCAGATTTTAATCAAAAAGAAGATGACTATTGGCAAACTTGTCCTGGAACAACAGGAAACATAAGACCTGCTAGTGAGTGGGTTAAAGTAAGAATTGCCGAAGCTATTGAAAAAGGTAAAATTAATTTAAAAGAAAGAAAAGCCGAAGAAAGTAAAAAAGTAAACACTCGAGTACTTACAATACAAGAAAGATTACAAATGGCGGCAATGCAAATGTCATATCCTATAGATGATATTGTTGAAAAACCTGTTGAAGAAATTGATCTAAAAACATTTAGTCCTCTTAATGAGTTAAAGAAAGTAGGAGCCAAACCTAATCATGCTAAAATCATTAAAAACTTTTATGATGGCGAAATGTTAGAACTAGAAGAATTTTTAAATCCTCCTTCAGCTACAGCTAGACGTTCTATGACAGAACAAGAAGTAGATTGGGCAGATCAACTACAAGAGTCATATGCTATTTTCTCAAAAGATGATATTAAAAAGAAGCATAAAGTTTTAAAAGCTGTATGTGATGCTTGTGATATGGTAATAGCACAAGGTAAACTTACAAGAAAACCTCGTAAAGTAAAA